AGATGACAATGCTTCAATTGGAAGAACATTATCTTTTATATATATTAAATCTTTTACATCCATTTTTTTCTAGACCATGCTAATTGTTTATAACGATTTATAAATTTTAATACTAATTTATTTATAAAATTTTTATTTACTTTTTCTTTAGAAATTTTGTGTTGCCAATCATCTCTTTTAAAAGGAATGACTTGTACATATGGTAAGCCTGCATTAAATTTTTTTTCAAATGTTTCATATTTATCTTTGTTAATTAAAAATGGAAAATTTATTTTATCCTCATAAGTATCTGTATCTACAATAGCACTTATTATATGAAAATAATCATTTTCATTTAAAATAGGAGAAATGAATAAACATGAATAACCTGCAGGAGTTTTAATTTTCCATGGGTTTAATAACTTTAAAATATTAAAACCACCATTTTTTTTAACAGGAAAAGATGACTCTCCGCCTAATTGCTGTAATCCATGCACTGCAGCTTCACCAAAATTAATATTTAATTCTTTACAATATTCTTGAGGATCTCTTTGATGCATATGATTAGATGAGTATCCAATAAAGACATCTTCTTTTTTAGTTTTTTCGTTATATTTGTTAAAAACTATTTTAATATCTTGTGGTAGAGGTAAAATATAACCTGCAGAAATACCATCTAAAAAAGGCATACAGCCTCTAATGTTCTCTCCTGGCCAAGTATATTTAGGTATTTTCTTATACCAATCAGGTAAAAAATGTTTAGCTGGTCTTGGTCTAATTTCTTTTATATCAATTAAATCTTTATGAATAGAAAAATCTATAAGACTCATTCATGGATTTATATTTAACGGACAGGAATTTGCAATGCTTTTTTTGCAGGAACTCCAGATTGTTCACTAAACCATTTCATAAATGATTTGCCTGTAGGAAAAGAAAGACCTGCATTATCAATATCTACTTCGTTTAATTTCGTTTTAAAAGTCTCCCAAGTAGATACGTCTGTTGCTTCTTTTTTAACAATATAATTATCAATCTGTCGTGTCCATATTTCTATTTTACCTTCTGCGTCTGATTTAACTCCTGCAAGATCATCACATACTGAAAATCCAGTATCAAAATCTGACTCAACAATCGCATTACTATTATCTATTGTATAAACTTTTTCTTGAAAACCTGCTTTGTTAAATTGATCATCTGTCATTTCAACAGCTATAAAAGTATTATTAAAAAATAAAATATGATCTCTCTCCGTTTCAGACTCTGCAATAAAACCGAGATACTTATGATCTTTTTCAAAAATTCCATATTTAGCCATAATTATTACCTTTCAAAAACTATTAAACAACCAGGTGAACCAGCATTTGCATTACCTGAACTACCTGGACTGCTTGATCCAAAATTATCACTCATAAATCTTAACGGATTTTCACCACCAGCAACTTGTGAGTCTTCTAGATCTGTAGCTGAAGCTGTTCCATTACTTCCGGCACTACCATTGTTATAGTTACTTCCGCCATTTCCACCGTTTCCTCCGTTAAGGTTCATAACGTTTGTAATAGAAGTTGTGCCTCCGGCACTTCCCGTTCCCCCACTATATCCACCTTGGCCTCCGCCTGGGCCACCGCCTCCAACAGCATAAGGTTGTGAAAATGGAGCACTTATAGGAGCTTCATAAAATCCAAATATACCTTTTCCACCAGCACCACCAGAGTTAGGGTTATGCCTTGGCGCACCCCCTCCTCCTCCTCCGCCACCAGAGCAGCCATAAATTAATAATTCTGTTGAAGCAGAATCTGCTGCTAAAGTTCCTGAAGCAGGTCCTTGTTTACTTAAAAGTTGATTCATTCCTCCACCTGCCGCACCTGATGCAGCAGAAGTAATTCTTCCTTGAGCATCTACAGTAATATCAGCAGTTGTATACGATCCAGCTGAAACAGCAGTGTTAGCAAGTTTATCTGCGGATACAGCATCATCTGCAATCATATCAGTTGCAACTTGTACTTCTCCAATAGCTCCAGCAGAAGCAGCACCTAAAACTCTGTTGGCTGTAGTTGTGTGTTGCATTTTAGCAAAAGTAACAGCATCATCAGCAATTTGTGATGTTGCAATTGTTCCAGTAATATTTGCAGCAGCAACTGTTCCGCCTAGTGTATCTAATGAAATTTCTTTTAAGTTTGTACCATCAGAATAAGCAGCATAAATTTTTGCTTGGTCTAATGTAAATCCTGATCCTGATGCAGTTTTAATTGTAAGGTTTGTAGGATTAGTTAAACCTGTTGCATCGAATATGTAAAATTTTTCTATTGAGTCTGGTATAGTACAAACTGTGCTTGCAGCGATAGATGCTGTAGCAAATTTAATTACCATGTTTCTTGCGTTAGACGCAGCACCATCACTCATTGCTAAAGCTAAAGTTCCACCACTTGATAATGTTACTTGCTCAAATCCAGCAACAGCTTGTTGTATTAAATTTAAATTTGTATTTGTTTTATCTCCCCATGTACCAGCGTTTTCACCGGTTACCATTAGTTCGAGTTTTAAATCAGATGAATAACTAGATGTCATAAAATTTTTCTCCTAAATTGTGTTAATTATACCTTCATCATGCTGCCAAATCAACCTCTGTCCAAGTATTTGATACACCTAAATCTATCTCTTGCCAAGCTGTGATATTAGGTGATACCACTGTAGCTGTCATTTGGATACCTGTAACATCAATTCCTGCTCCACCTACAACAGTTACAGAACCTATAGAACTAGCCATTGCAGAGCCTGTTACGTCATATTTAGATGCTTGTCCCTCTTCTCCTAGGGTCATGGTCATAGTTTGACCAGTAACTGATTCAGTCGTTGTTTGTTCTAAAGTTGTTGTACCTATAGTAAATGTGGCTTGTATTCCTGTTACTACTTGAATAAATTTAGGTTCAGGAACTACTTGACCAACTGAACCAGATAAAGAAATTCCTGTGGCATCAACAGTAGCACCTGCAGCTACAGTCGTGCTTCCAACCACCCCATCCAATTGATCTTCAGCAGCAAAAACTACAATACCAAAATCTCCTTGAAGAGAGATTAAACCTTGTGTTGCTGTTAATTGTTGGCCTGTTACATTTACAGTTACATCTGTAAATGCGGTTTCTTCTCCAATAGCAGATGCTAAAGTTTGACCAGTAACAGCAACAGAATAATTTACACCCCATGCAAATTCTCCCCAAGCTGCTCTACCCCAACCTGCTCCTGTTAAAGTTGATTCATCTACAGTTGCAGCTCCAATAGCAGATGCTAGTTGCATTCCAGAAGCAGCAGCACCAATACCTATTATTACCTGACCTACTCCGATTGATGCAGTTACAGGTCCTGGATTTTCTATTAATGCTGAAGTACCAGCAACAGTTGTTCCTTGTGAAAAAGATAAAGTTTGTGCGGTTGCATCTTGGTCAACACCACCTGTTACAGATTGTAATGCACCAATATTCGATGCCATAGATATTCCAGTAACTGAAACATCCATGTTTCCTGATTCACCCCATAAACCTTCACCCCAATTTAATGCACCCCAAGTTGTAGAAGTAATATCAAAAATACCTCCCATACCAATTCCATGCACATAACACAAATAATAAAAATCAGTTTGTGATTGTGGAACAACCTCTACATACCTTACGTCTGCAGCATCAAAAGTTGTTGTGTTGGTATAGTCTGATTGATTGCTAGCACCATCTAGAAAATAAGTAACATTTGAAGATATTATACCTGATGTGCTAGTATTGGTTGAAAAAATTAAAGGGTGTCCATCATTAGAGGAAGCTGTTTGATCAAATCTTAAAGTGCCACCTTTAACCCAAGAAACAGTTCCGGGGCCAGTGGAATTTCTAACACCGTCCAAATAAAAAACGTTACCAGTACCGCCTCCATATAGATCACCACTTGCAACTGTCACTGCATAAGTATCAGTGGTAGCCCTATCCATTAGGCCACCCATACCAATTCCATGATAGTAACAAAGGTAATAAAAACTAGTAGCCGATGTGGGTGTTACTTCAACATATCGAGTAGTTGCAGCGTTAAAAGTTGTGTTATTTGTGTAAGCTGCATAATTAGATGCACCATCAAGATAGTAAGTTACACCTGATGTTAAATATTGTGCTACATTTTCTGTAGATGAAAATATTAAAGGATGTCCGTCATTTGAACTATCACTTTGTTCAAATCTATAACTTTGTCCAGGCTCCCAAGTTATAGTGCCTGGACCAGAGGAATTTCTAGCTCCATCTATGTAATAGACGTTTCCAGTTCCTCCACCATATAGGTTTCCTGAAGCTACTGTGACTGTAAAATTTACGTCTGCCATAGCTCCAGGACCTTAGATTATGATAATCTTAATATAGCAGCAGATGTTGTGAACGCAGGGAACTGAATTGTAAATGTTCCAGACGTTGCAGTCTTGTCACCGCCAAAATCTAATACAGCAACTGCATCAGTAGTGTTAGAACCACCATCAGTTGTAGTATTATAAATTAATGCTCCTCTTGCAGTAAGTGTAACACCTACAAATGATAAATCAGCAAAATCAGTAATCGCTACTGAAGATGAAACTTTTACACCTTGATTAACAAGAGCTTTTCCGCCAGCAGAGTAACCTGATGGTGAAGAAACTTCGTTTCCAGTTGTATAGTTAGTTGTTGACTTACCTAGTGATGCAGAGTTTGTGTACATTGCCAGTTTGTAAGTATCTGATGATGTATCAAAATCATGTTTTCCTTGCAGTAATTCTTTTTTAAAAGAATCACAAATTGCATTAGTTGTTATAGCCATAGTTTTCTCCTTAATAAGTTGTGTTAGGAGTTGGGACAGCTACTTTCATTCTTGGTACACCATCGTCATACTCCCCACGTCTTCTTCTGCCCATTTGTTGTAAAGCAAAATTTTGTGTTTCTTCATTATACTTATCATTATATAATTTGTACATATCCATGGGTCCTTTTAAAAACCTAAAACACTCAGCTAGGACACCGTGTAAAAGCATCGATTCTTGATATGTTGATAAGAAGGTATTATTTGTTGAAGTAAAATTTGGTGGATCTTTGATATAATTTATTTGAACTGTATCAGCAGCAGTTGGCGTAGGAGCAACAATAATGTTAAAATCATCCCAATTTGCATAATATTTAGGAGTTCCTGTAGCTCCAGATCCGTTATATTCAGATATAAAACTAGTGTCTCTTTTTTCTAAAAAAGTTCTTGTGCCGTTAGAAGCAATATGTTCAATAGATCTCAAAACTAAAACATCTGAAGGTAAAGTTACTGCACGATTACTGGCAGTAAAATTTGAATTAGCATACTTTCTCAAGTCATCATAATCCACCTTACCTGCAACATCTAATTCTACATTTCTAATAAATTCTTGTATTTGAGAATCAGATAAAACAGTGCTGCTTACTTCTGTATAGTTTCTTACTTGTGTTAAAAAATTTGCATGTGTAATAGCCATTATGTAATACTAACCTCCACTGATCCGACTAAGAAATTTGCTTGTCTTCTTCTATTTTGCAAAGAAGGATCTTCAGGAATCATACTATGTTGAGTAGTTGTAATCCCGTTTGTAGTTACTTCAATATCTTGTGTTTTAAATGCAAAACTTCCTGGTAAAGAAAGATTAGCAACACCAACAGATGCACCACCAGAATTTGATGATGTAACATCATTTTGAAATTCTACAGTTGGTTGTTGAAATCTCATTGGTCTTGCATTTTGTAATGCTATTGCATCTGAAACTGCTTGTCTTCTTCTTATTTGAGGATGCTTTGGTTCAAACTCAGATATATGAACAAGAGAACCATTCCATTCTTTAACCATTTCAGTATATGGAAATGCCATTCCTGATCTATCAGAAATCGCTTGTGATCTTTTTCCTGTTGCATATTTTCCCATAATTAAACTCCAGTAGGATAAAATGATTGTGGCGTTAGATAAGTAGATGTTCTCTGACCATCTTCATCTAATGCTCTTTTCAATTCATCTTCATAAATTAATTTGTTTTGTTGTACTAATTGTGGCGATACTTTCATTGCTAAATAGTATGCTAAGCCAGCACACATACATGGTAAAAATCTGTAAACAACATCTGAATCATTTGTGTATGCTCCAGCATCTTCGATTCTTTTAATGACATAGTATTTTAGAACAGTGTATGTGTTTAAATTAGGTGCTTGATATAAATAAATTTTTGGTGTCGTATGTCTTTGTACGTAGTATTGTGATGGTTGTCCTGTAGCTAATTTATTAGGTAGAGCTGCATATGCAGATCTATCTATTTTTGTCAAAGATATATCTTGTGTATTGGCATTGTCTGCTGCTGTCAAAGTTGATGAAACAAAAGCTTCTAAAACATCGCTTACATTAGAAGATACACTGTACTCGGCTTGTCCCGATACTAAACTAACTTCATGCAAATCTACTTTCCATAAATGAATACCTCTATTACCCCACTCGGCAAATAAAAGATCCAAGCTTCTTCTTGCTGATTTTAAATCATAACCTTTTGTAGTTGTTATTGCACATCTTTGATAACCTTCTTGTATGATGTCATCAATATTTAAATTAAATGCTGTAGTTCCTGATGTTGCCATATTAGTTTAATTTTTTCTTTCGTGTTTTTCTATGAATCATAGCTTTTGCTTTTCTAGAAATGTTTCTACCATAATCGACAACACCTCTTCTTATTCCTCTACCAACTTTTGTCATATCTTTTCTCCCAGCTGTTCTAGCTTCTTTAACAAGGAATTGTGACATATCTAAAAGTTTAGATGTCTTTGCTCTTTGTGTATCTAATTTTTGTAAACCTCTTAAAAACTTTTTATCCTTAGTTGCACTTGCATTTTTTTTATATGCTTTTGCTGTTTCTTTCATAGCTAGTTTTCTTTCAGCTTGATATGGTTTAGACTTAATCATTTGTCTCATACCTTTAATTCTTAATAGACCACCTAACATCATTTGTTTTTTGTACATTAGTTTAACCCTTTTAAGAATTCGCCATAATAATTTTCATAGCTTTTGTTTGATATATACTTGCCATCAACTTCAGATTTAATGTAACTTCCAACATAATCATCTTGTTTTTGAGCTTTTCCAGGAGCTTTAGACGTAGATTGTCTAAACATAGCACGACCCATAGCTGCTTTTTTTACCTTAAGTTTTAGTGACATGTTTCCTCCGAATATACAATTTATTGAATTGTATCATTATTTACTGGCTTAATCTAGATATGAGTGAATATCAATATTAAAGGAAATTATTATTTTTTCTTGATTACTATTATTTACTGGGGATTCGTGTTCAAAGTAGCCTGGAAAAGTAACAATAGTGCCCTCTTCTATATCTAACACCTGTTGCTGGGGTTTATTAATTCTTGTGGTTAATTTTTTATCAGGAAGATTAATATAAAATACGTTAGTAAAATGAGTTTTTTCGTGTGTATGTCTTCCATGAAAATCTCCCTTCCTATAAACTTGAAACCACAAATTAGATATATGTATGGTATTTACCCCTAGTTTTTTTCTTAAATTATTATGATAATCTGGAAGTATATTTTCGATAAAAAAATTTACATACTCCTTTTTATTATCTTCATGTTTATAGTCAGTATGAGATATTTTATTTGTACCTTCAACATATGGAGTCTCAGGTATCTTGTAAATTAAATTAATAATATTACTTTTTATTTGTTCAAAGTTAGGAACTTTGTAATATATTATCACACAAATATTTCTTTTGCTTTACCTAGTATTGGTTTGTATTTTGTTTTACCTTCTTCTCTATACGCATGTAAAAATTGTTTTCTATCCATGCCTTCTGTTACGCTACAATGTATCCACCCCGAGTTA